CATCCATTTCAGGATGGGAATGGACTCCTCTATTGACTTGCAGGGGGGGTGAGAAATGCGGGAGGGGGTGGGATTAGGCGGGATGTGAAGGGATATCAATACATTATAGTGAAAATAAAATTTCTCAGCTCTCGTTCAAATTTCGGGAATTTTGCGGGAAAAATGCGGTTTTTTTGCATCTAATTTGAGAAAAAATCCGGGGTTAATGAAGCGGCAATCCCGGACGTCCCGCTTTCATTATTTCTGAAAAACGGACAATAAATTCAGGCTCAAGCATAGCGCCGGATTCAGTGATGCTTGGCTCTTGGATGTAATCTTTTTCGCCAATCAAAAACTCCCCATTAAAAACAACCACACCAAAGACGGCGATCCCATGAAATTCATCACCTTCGAGGACGCCACCGGCATCTATGAGACCGTCCTCTTCCCCCCGATATATCACCGATACTGCCATCTGCTGAACGGATCGCGGCCCTACATCCTGGAGGGAAAGGTGGAGGAGGATTTCGGCGCCATAAACATCACGGTGAACCGCATCGGGTTTCTGGACGGGTATGGGAAGAAGGACATTAAAAGGTCTTCCGGCCTCTTCCGCAACTTCCTTTTTTAAAACTTGTCTGCCGCCACGCAATGGTAATTTAAGCCTCAAATTAATCAAGAGGTCGGCAAATTTGTCATCTCTAATATCAGATTTCATCCTATTTTCCGTGTCGCAATCGTGTCGCAAAATGTCGCGATCGATTGCGACAGATATAAAACACCTGTAACCCCCTTTATTTATTTGTTAATTTATTTAAATGGCATCTAAGAACACTTTTTTGATTGGACACGTTTTTTATGCTTGACATACCCAAGAATAACGATTATAAACTGTAATCATAAACCAAGAGACTTTTTTAAAAAAGATAATTCACGGAGGCGATCATGCCGGACAAAACAGAACATTGCCAGGAGATCGATACCTGCACCAGGGCGCTTGGTGAAAATATCGAATGGGCATGCGAGCATTGCCCTTCAAAATCACCAGAGATGGTCAAGCAGCTTAAGGCTGAACGCTTTTTCAAGGACATTCTTGGCTGCGATCAGATCCGTTGCGGCGTTACCGAAGGCGCGCAGTGCATCAATTTTATCATCGTTCAATGATGACGGACATCCGGGACACAGGACTTTTTCGGGAAAATCACGAAGCATTGACAACCTGGTTTGAAAATGACCACCGCAGCCTCCAATAGAATGCTCGAAAGTTACCCATGTGTCGGGTTTTGTGTTTTTCTGGTCCATGTAATGCCTCCTTTAAGGGGTTAGGTTTGAAATGACACCGTTAGAGATACAGTTTGATCTCAGAAAAAAAGGGATAACCCAGAAGTCGATCGCCGATGACATGGGTGTCTGTCAGATGGCGGTATCCAAGGTGATCCGGAAGGAGTCCATATCCGACAGGATTATGAAGACGATCGCGGCCAAGATAGATCGTCATCACTATGAGGTTTTCCCCGAGTATTATTTCAGCAAGACCAGACGCAAAAACCCGGAATTGGTATGATACTAAACCCGAAAAGGCGTTGTGTCAATGTCTAAGTCTCGCAACAATATTGACGATAAACGGCAGGTTACAATCTTTGACCTGCTCAAGGATCTTTCCAGGCCGGAACCCGCCGCGACACAAGGCAGCTTTCAAATCATCGAAAAATTAAAAAACGCTCTCCGGGACGCGATCAAGGGGTCGCCGTTCTCGCGGCACCAGATCGCCGGGGAGATGAGTCATTTACTCGGAGAGACGATCACGAAAGAGCAGATTGATTCCTGGACCCGGGAGTCGGACGAAATCAACGGTCGGCCGGGGAGGCATATCCCTGCCGAATACTTGCGGCGTTTTGCGCCGTCACCAGGTCGACCGATCCGCTGCGGGTGATGGGCGAGACGGCCGGCGTTTTTGTGATGCCGGGGCCGGAGGCGCTGCGGTCCGAAATCCAGAAGCTGGATGAGGAGATCGCCCGGGCGAAGGCCAGTAAGCGGAAACGAATGATGTTTTTACGTGAGATGGAAGAATGACCGGATCGGAGAGTTACTCAGTGCGGGAGTTGGCGACGGCGCTCGGAATTTCCAGGCGGAAGATACAGCGTAGGGCCGCGAAGGAGAGATGGTTGGCGGAGGTTGTGAATAAGCGGGGGGATAAGCGGTTTTTGGTCGAGCATTTACCGGAGGATGTGAGGATGGCGATAGTAGCTCATAGCTCAAAGCTGATAGCTCATAAGGGGGAGCTGATAGCAGATAGGGGAGCGCTGGCAGGATCCTCATATAAAGGAATTGCAAGAAGTGTGCCGGTGGGATCGCCGGAGCTGGCGGGGTGGCAGAATAAGACCGCGTTGGCGTGGGCGGATCTGGTGCGGGCATACGTCAACGAGAAGAACCTGGCGAAGGCTAAGGGTCTCAAAAAGGTGGCGGCGGCGAATCTGTTTTTGAAAGGGTACAACACGGGGATGCTTTTACCTAATGTTTTTGCGGCCATCGGGGAAACATCAGTTAAGAGCGTTGAACGTCAGTTAAAGAAGTTTCGTGATTCCAACTACGATTATGCCGTGCTGGCTCCGAAATGGGGAACGAACCGGGGGCATCGAAAAGTCACAGACGATGAGTTTAACACGCTCTTGTCTTTTGCCCTACATCCCAATCACCTCCGGATTGCTGAAGTGACAAAATTGACGAAGATGAGGCTCAGGAAGCAGGGCGTCGAGTCCCCTTCGCATGAGGCCACGTTAAGGCGGGCGATCGAGGACTGGCGGAAGACGAATGATGACAAGTGGGTGTTTTGCAGGGAAGGTGAGAAGGCCTTGAATGACCAGTGGTTGCCGTATCTGGAGCGCGATATAAACCTGCTGGACGTAGGGGACGTGCTGGTGGCGGACGGGCATGTTCTTAACTTTCAGATTTTAAACCCGTTCACAGGAAAACCGGGCCGGATGACAATGATAACCTGGTATGACTGGGCATCCTGCATGCCTGTCGGTTGGGAGATCATGCCGACAGAGAACGTGCAGTGCGTCGCCGCGGGTCTCCGTCACGCAATCCTTACCCTGGGTAAGATGCCAAAGATAGCATACCTTGACAACGGCAAGGCGTTCAGGGCCAAGGTTTTTACTTCTTGTGATATCGATTTCGAGGAGGCGGGGTTTTACGGGATGTTCGCGCGGCTCGGGATCGACACTATTTTTGCATGGCCCTATAACGCCCAGTCAAAACCCGTCGAGCGGTTTTTCGGGACATTTAACGAGCTTGAGAGGCTCATGCCCACCTACACGGGCGCGTCCATCCAGGATAAGCCGGCCCACATGATGCGCAACGAGAAACTCCATAGACAGATCCACGAGAAAAAATATGGCGGGTGGGTTCCGACGATCGAGGAAGCGAACCGGATCATTACGGGCTGGGTGATCGAGTACGCGTCACGGCCGCACAGGGGGCTGAAAGGGCTTTGTCCTGGAGAGATTTTCAAATCAGGGCGGGGACCTGGTGTGGATGAAATTGCGCTGCGTCATTTGATGATGAGCATTGATGTCAAGAAAGTCGGGCGAAACGGTGTATCGTTTAGGGGGCGGAGTTATTATGATGAAGCCCTTTACGGGTACCGGGAGCGAGTAACCATCAAATATGATTTTGAGGACCTGTCAAGGGTCCATGTATACGATATCACAGGGGCCAGGTTTCTTTGCACTGCAGATGCGCTTGAAAAGGTGCATCCTATGGCGAAATTACTGGGGACAAAGGATGACCTGGTTTTGGTCGAAGACGGCATCAAGAAAAAGCGTGCCGCCAAGAAGAGCACTGAGTTTGAGGCACGGGCTTATATCGAGGATGCGCCGGCGCTGGTGATGATACCGGAGCGTGTCGGAGAAATCCCCCTCCTCCCCCCTTTGGTAAAGGGGGGAGGAGGGAAGGCGCGGTTGACCCGGGGCGAGGCGGAGCGGATCGAGGCGGAGGCCTCCGCCATGAAGGTCATCGAGCTGAAGCCCAAAAGGCGGGAACCGGTCTATATGAGCGAGGCGGACCGGTACGAAGACCTACTGGAGCGGGAGTGCAAGGGCGTCGAGATGGAGCTCGATGACATGACGTTTATGCGGTATTTCAAGGGGACGAACCTCTATGCATCGCTAAAAAGCCGGTTTGAGTTTTTGAGGGAGTTGTTTATTGCGGGGCCGGAGGAGACGGATGTCGAAACGTAAGACAGACATCATCGAGCAGGCGGCCGCCGTGATTGCGGACACGGCGCGAACGATCTCATTGATCAGTTCGAAGCTTTACGAATATGCAGAGGAGCTGGATGGAAAATACGATGGCGCTGATGGTACTTCCGGGGCGGTTTCAACGGAGAAAGAGCTTGAATAGATGCCTGTCAATCCTCGGGGCGGACGTGAAGGATGTTTATGCCAACCCTTATTCATACGGGGGTCACGGGCAACATCGACCGGTTAATGGGTCGATATATGCCAGGTACACCCTTGATGAACTGCAGATGATGCTTAAAGGGCTGCACCGTCAGGCGATCAAGCGGTTTCACCACGATCTCACGGGCGATGAGGAGCCCATGAAAGAGATTAACTGGGCATGGCAGACGGGGCGGCGCTTGATACAGATTAGGCGGGGGATTTTCTAACGAAAGGCGAACCAACATGAAAAATGTGTTTGTGCATACGCAGAATGTGAAGAATTTTATTGGGGTTCTTCACGAGGCCGAGAAATCGGCGGGAGAGCCCTGTTTACTGGTGTTTCACGGGCAGGCGGGGCGGGGGAAGACGTCTGCTGCGCAGTTTTTTGCGGCGCAGGAAGGGTGGACCTACTGCCGGGCGCTGAAGGGGTGGACCGAGCTTTGGATGTTGCAGGATCTTTGTTTCGAGCTGCAGATCGATCCGGTGCCGAAGCGGAAAAAGGCAGCATTCGAGGCTATCCGGGATGTACTCCATCGAGAGCCGAGGACCGTGCTGGTGGATGAGGCGGATAAGCTCAGTGATGCGTTGATCGAGTGGGTCCGGGATCTGGCGGACGTGACGTTTTGCCCGTTCGCTCTCGTCGGCGAAAAGCTGATCCTGCACAAAATGAAACGCGAGCGGCGGATCTGGAGCCGGACGCTGCGGGCGGTCGAGTTCGGGCCTATCACGACAAAAGACATTTTGTTTTTCGCCAAGGAAAGCGGCGGGATGGCGATCACGGCGGATCAGGGGGAATTGATCCGGGATGCGTCCGAGGGGGATTTCCGGTTAGTGAAACGGGATCTCGGCAGCCTGGAGGAGATCATCAAGGCGAACCCGGGCAATGCGGTGACGGATGAGATGGTGAAGCTGGCCATAAAACGTGGGTTTCGGGGGAATTGATGAGCCTGGAGTAGGGAGCCTGGAGCAGGGAGCCTGGAGCAGGGAGCCTGGAGCAGGGAGCCTGGAGCAGGGAGCAGGGAGCATGGAGCGAGGACTGACACCCAGGGTGAGAGAGGTGATGCGGGGGTTTGACGGGCCGTTCGGGTCGTGTGACGTGATTGATCGGCTGAATATCCTCGGTTATAACCTCCCGACCCGAGTCAGGGACGTGATCAAACAGTTGCGGAAGCAGGGTGAGATCCGGAGCCTTTCGCACGGGGTGTATATATACGTCGAGAAAAAGCGGGAGCGGACCCTGTTAGACGTGATCTGGCATCTGATCCGGTCGCATCGGAGTTTTGATACCGACGAGATCGAGCGGCTTTCCGGGGCGGCACGGTTTACGACGCTCGAGTATCTCAACTGCCTGCGGAAGCTCGGGTTTATCCGGCAGGTGAAGCCGGGGCGGTGGCAGCTTGTAAACGACGTTGGGCCGGAGACGCCGATTAATACGGCGAGGTGTGAGGAATTGAGGAAGTCAGGAGTCAGGAGTCAGGAGTCAGGAGTCAGAAGTCAGGAGGGGCGGCATGAGGGTTGAATGTGCGTGGTGCCGGAAGGCGATGGGAGGAAAGCCGGGGCGCTATGATGCGGTATCTCACGGGATATGTGACGAGTGCTCCGATAAGATGATTACAGATGCGAAGGCCTGGCGGGAAGCCCGGAAAATGGAGGTGCGGCATGAAGCTGGAAGATCTCGGGTATGATTTGAAAACGTGGGTGCATGATCGGCGGTTGACGCATGCGGAGAGCGTGTTTGTGGGGCTCTTGTGGGTTGATCATGTGGGCATGAAGAATGCGATATCGGCCGAGGACTTCGCGATCCTCTTTGCCTATGGTTTTGGAGGGGAAACGCTGAACCCGGATTTTGCGACGGACAGGATGGAAATCGAGCGATGGAAGCGGGACGTCCGGTATATGCAGACGCACATTCTTGAAGAGCATGACGATATCCCGGTCATATCGAAGGCCGGAGAGGGCGGCGGGTACTGGGTCGCGGCCGGGAAAGAGGAAGCGTCGGAGTATTATTACACGATGCGGAAACGCGGCCTACGCGGGCTCGTGAAGGCGACCAGGGGGAAGCGGGCGGCGGTTGTCGAGGCGGTCGAGCAGCTCGCTTTCGAGTTTGACGATCTGACGGACCGTACGGCGATCGTGGCGAAGGGGATCCCCAGGACGGCGGAGCCGATGGCGCCGGAGATTGTGGACGCGCTGCTCTCTAAAATGACGCGGGATCCGGAGAAATTTGCATCTACTTTGAGAATTCTTAGGGAGAAATATTTCAGCCCCGGGGCCGTGCTGTTGAAGAAAGAGAGTCTGGCTGCGATGAGGGCGAAGGCGCAGGAGATGACGGACCTGGTGGCGTCGCTGGGATGAGGGGAAGGGATCCAGAAGTCAGAAGTCAGAAGTCAGAAGTCAGGAGTCATAAGTCAGGAGCCAGAAGTCAGGAGCCAGAAGTCAGGAGTCAGGAGCCAGGAGCGGGGAGTCAGAAGACAGGAGTCAGGAGTCAGAAGTCAGGGGTCAGAAGAAGAGAAGATGGAGCAAAAAGTAAAAAAAGCGAGCGATATTTACAAGGTGCAGAACCGGCTGATCCACAAGGCGATGGCGGCGGCGGGATTCTCCTATAACGAAGACAAGGTACTCTGGCTCAAGCTGATGTCCGACGTGGCGAAGCGGCCCGTCGGCGGTTTGAGCGAGATGAGCCTCGGGGAGAGGCATAAGCTGATCGCCTATTTTCAGGGGCGCGGGCAGCGGATCTTTGCGCCTGCGGTGCCGGCGAAGATCAGGGACTGGAAAAAGGGCGATGCGGATATCGAGTACGGGTTCCGCGAGGAGGATGATCCGCAGATCAGGATGGTCTTCGTGATCTGGACGGAGATGGGATACAGGCCGAAAACGCTTTATGGGCTTTGTTACAAGCTTTTCAAAAAGAACCATCCGCGGTGGCTGGATGACCGGCAGTTGTCGCACTTAGTGAACGTGGTGCAGCAGACGGCGAGGCGGAAAGGGCTGGGAAATTATTATCGGAGGACGGCATGAGTCGGAAGATAGAAGACAGGAGCCAGAAGTCAGGAGTCAGGAGTCAGGAGGAGGGGATAGATGAAGCTGAATAAAGTCAAGTATTGTTTGGATTGTTACGAGGTGTGGAACGGGCGCGATAATACGGACTGCCCGGCGTGCGCGAGCGTGGCGGTTGTGTGGCTCAAGCGGTGGGTGGATTTTTTGCCGGAGATGGAGGCGGAGCCGGATTATCCGGAAGTCGGATATGTGCCGGGGAAAATGAGCTTTGGTAATGTATTCCGGGCGCTGGTGGGGAGCAGGGAGCAGGGAGCAGGGAGCCGGAATGGGAGCAGGTCTATGAGTGACGGACTGATAAAATGCTTCAACCGGAAATGCCGGCATTACGACCTGGATGAACCGGATCATTGCGGGAAGGCACTGACAAAGATCAGAGAGTGCCCTGATGCCGCGGTGAAACGCGATAGAATGAGGCCCAGAGGGTTTTATTTTAATGAGTTGATGAGCAATCAGTGCGCCTGCGGGAAGGCCAAGAAGTCGGGGCGGTCGTTTTGTTACGGGTGTTTTATAGCGCTTTCGCGGGATCTGAGGCAGGCGCTGTATCAACGGATCGGCGGCGGGTATGAGGAGGCCTATGAAGAGGCGGTGGGGTGTTTGGAGGAGAATGTCTGGTAATGCCGACGTTTGATTTCATATGCGAGGTGTGCGGGGCGCAAAGGCGGGCGCGGCGGCGTGACAAGCCTCCGCGGTTTTGCAGCCGGGAGTGCAAGGGCAATGGGACGGTAAAGGCGAAACGCATGCTGTGGCCGATTACGCCGGAGATGAGCCTGGAGATCCGTGAGGTATATCGGACGAAGGGCTGTAACGGCGAGGTCAGGGCCCTGGCGAAAAAACTTAAACTCCCGCGGTGGAAGATAACCCACCATGCCATTAAGCAGGGATGGATCGCAAAGAAACGGAAAGATCCGGACTGGACGGAAAAGGAGCTGAAGATCCTGGAGCATAACGCGCATAAGACGCCGGAGAATATCCATCTCTGGCTGAAGAAGGCCGGGTTTGACAGGTCTATAACCGGGATCGTGCTAAAGCGGAAGCGGATGCGGTTTTTGAAAAACCTGAAAGGGCAGACGGCGACGAGCCTGGCCGAATGTTTCGGGGTGGATATCAAGTGCGTGACCCGGTGGATCGGGCTCGGGTACCTGCAGGCGAAAAGGCGCGGCACGGACCGGACAGAACGCCAGGGCGGGGATATGTGGTTTATCAAGGATCGGGCCGTCAGGTCTTTTATCGTCAATTATCTCGATGAGATCGACATCCGGAAGGTGGATAAGTATTGGTTTGTGGATATGTTGGTGGAAGACAGGAGTCAGGAGCCAGGAGTCAGGAGTCAGGAGATGGAAGATAGGAGACAGGAGACGGAAGATAGAAGTCAGGAGCCGGAAGATAGAAGTCAGGAGCCGGAAGATAGAAGTCAGGAGTCAGGAGTCAGGAGTCAGGAGACGGAAGAGGAGATCGAGAAGTATAGCGAGATGGATCGGATCGATATTGCTGAGATTTTTGTGGAGGCGCAGCAATGGGCATGATGGGAGCGGGGAGAAAGATGACGGACCTCGGGCCGCTTATCCACCGGCTCGGGTATGAGTCGGAAAAGGAGATGATCGAGGAGCTGCTGAAAAAACATACACAGCGCGAGGTGGCCAAGATCTGCGGCTTGTCGACGGGGAGTATCTCGAACAGGATTGCGGCTCTGGGGGTGGAGTATGTGCGGCATAAGAGACAGGAGTCAGGAGTCAGGAGTCAGGAGTCAGAAGTCAGGAGTCAGGAGCCGGAAGATAGGAGTCAGGAGTCAGGAGTCAGAAGTCAGGAGTTAGAAGACGGGAGCAAGGAGTCAGGAGCAAGGAGCGAGGAGATTGTTGAGAGGGTGTGCACTAAGTACAGAGTTGTCTCTGCTAACTCGCCGGTTTTGCTCGCTGAGGCGGTGAATAGCCTTGTTTTACAGGGGTTTCGGCCGTGCGGCGGGGTGGCCGTTGCGGGGACGGGGGGGTACTTTTTACAGGCGGTGATGGAGTGGCGATTTCGGCCGATATAAGGAGGCGCAGGATGAAAAAGGTTATAATGTGTGTGGCGTTGCTCGTTTTTGTGATGGGCGGGTGTGCGCTCAAGGTCACCCATGAGTATTATCCGATCACGAAGCTGGCGCCGCCGATCGACGCCAGGTGCCGATGGGCGGTCAAGGCGTACCGGATCGACGATGTTCGCGCGTTTATGGTGTTAGACACGGGGTGGTCTCCCTTTTTCATGGACCCTAAACAGGGCGTGATTTGGGTCAAGAGGCAGGTGTGCGAAAAATGAGGATTGCCTGTCCTGTTTGTCAGAGCAAGTTTACCATCGCCGAGTTGATGCATGAGGCGGCAAAGGATGAGATGATCGAGATGGCGTCACGGTTCGGCCGGAACTGGGGATTGGTGTTCGATTATACCGAGTGTTTCCGGGCGGATCAGTGGGCCAGCGTGCGCGAGCAGAAACGGCTGCGGCTGCTTCAGGAAGTGTGGAAGTTGTTCGAGAAAAATGAGTTTGAATATGACGGGAAACGGTTCAGGACGACGGGCTGGGCGGAGATAATCAAAGGGCTGAGGACCGTCGTGGATGCGGAGAAGTACGGATTCAAAAACCATAATTATCTCAAGAAGATACTGTTAAGTCAAGCAAAAAGGTTGAGCGATGAGGGGTTGACGGCGGCGGAGGAGAGGGAGCGGGAGAAGAAAAGACGAACATCGAACACTGAACATCGAACATCGAAGGAGGAACGAAAGGGCTTGACGGCGGAGGAATTCAAGCGCCTGGAGGGGATTGAGAGCCTGGTGGATAAAATCGGGAGTCAGTTTGATGGCGAAAACGGTTGATGATATTATGGCGGGGCTGAGGGAACCGGGGTGGACGATGGGAGAGCGTTTACGGATTGCGCGTGGGGATGCGAACTTAACGCAGGCCGCGGCTTCCAAGGCTTTGGGCATCGCTCGCACGACACTTGTTGCAATCGAACAAGGCCAGAGGCAGGTCAGGATTGATGAACTCCGAGAGCTTGCTAAGTTATACGGGACTAACGCCAACTCTCTGCTAAGAACAGAAGCCGTCCATGTGGACCTCGCGCCACGTTTTCGGAGAATCCAGTACACTAAAGATGCCGCGATTCAAATCGCTGGTAAGCTTCTTGCCGATTTGACCAAGGCCGAGGTCGAGCTTGAGAACCTTCTGGGTGTGCAAAGGACTGCCAATTACCCACCGGAGCGGCCGCTTGTTCCAGGTAACGTGGAAGACCAAGCCGATCGCGATGCATTGGAGCTTAGGCAACGCGTCGGCCTCGGACTACAGCCCGTCTTGGACATCACAGCATTCTTAGAGCTTGAGTTTGGGATTCGGATCTACGTGCGGCGACTTGACGCTAAGATTTCTGGCTTATTCGCCTTCGATGATACAATCGGTGCTTGCATTTTGCTGAACGCAAACCATCCCCGCGAACGCCGGAACAACACTGCCGCCCATGAACTGGGACATTTAGTATCAACCAGGCGCAAAACCGACGTTTTATGGTCTCGATCACCTGTGAGATCACCAGAAGAGAGATACGCAAACGCATTTGCGCGTTCCTTTCTCACTCCTTCACGCACCGTGATTGAGAGACTTCATGAGATAACGGCAGGTGCGTCAAAGCTTACCCGGCGGCATGTAATATTGATAGCTCATTCCTTCGGCGTATCTCGCGAGGCAATAGTCCGAAGACTGGAGGAATTGGGACAGACGAAGAAAGGGGCGTGGGATTGGTTTGAGGCGAATGGTGGAATCACTGAAGAACAAGTACGTCAGGTACTAGGTGACCGTGTAACCACTGAGGAAACCAAATCGGACGCGAATCTGCCAACTACATTCCGTTTAAGTTCTCTAGCAAATGAGGCCTGGCGGCGAGGGTTGCTGAGTGAAGGACAACTAGTCCGTCTCCTGAAGCTTGATCGCATAGAACTTCGAGAGATGCTAGGTAATCTGGAGGCTGAAGGGGAGGAGGGTGATGAGGCCCCGGTGCTGCTTCGATAAGCTCTCGCTACCTCTCGTTGTGGACACGAGCGTGGCAATCAACCTGAATGCAACGGGCTACGCATCTGCCGTTATCAAGGCGATTCCAAACGAATTGAGAATTGTTGATGTCGTCCATGAAGAACTGAACGGCGGAGCTGCCGGAAGCCCTTTCTTTCGCGAGAGGGGGTGCCCTATGATGACGGATCAAATACGAGAGAGGATAGACAAACGGGACGCGGCCCTTGAAGTGCTCAACCGGCTTCGCGGCATGTTCGGCGCCGTCGGGTACCTGATGGGCGGCGAGTCGCGGCGTCTCGAGGGTGAGTATGCGGATTTGGAGACCTGGTTCGGCGACGTCCAGGACCGGCTGGAGCAGGCGATCGGGATTGTTGAGGAGCTTCCGATGGGGGACGGGGGGAAGGAGTCAGGAGCCAGGAGTCAGGAGTCAGGAGTCAGGAGTCGGAAGATAGAACCCAGGAGTCAGGAGCCAGGAGGCGGAAGATAGAAGCCAGGAGTCAGGAGTCAGGAGCCAGGAGGCCGAGGGCCGGCGGCGGAGTGATGGGGAACGGTAAAAAAGCCTATAAAAATCCTGTCGCGTGCCCTGTTTGCGGCAAGGTCTTTGCCGAGTGGGAACGGGTCAAGGGCCTTGCCATCATCAAAAAATGGTGTCCGGGATGCAAGGCATTTCGGTATATCACCAAAAAAGGTTGACATTACGGTAATTATTCGGGACAATTTGAATAATTATCAATAGCGGCCAGAGCGCCCGTAAAACAGCATTGAAATAATGGCGGCCAGAGCGCCCGATATCCTGCGAGAAATCGCGGGGTGTCGGGCGTTTTTTTTGGGGGGAAAGGGATTATGTGATCCGATGGAGTACGTTGTTGATCAGGCGGACGTTGACCGGAGATTTCGCGAGGCGCGGTGTTGCGCGTGGCATAAGAAGACAGGGGTGTGCAGGACGGTGTATGCAGTCGAGGAATGGCAGGGGCGGTGTTTGTGGGAGAATCCGACGGTCAAGCGTGGAGCGGGGAGCATGGGGCGGAGAATTGACAGATTATGAGGCCGTGCTTGCAGACCCGCTGAATCCGCTGCACGTCTATTGCCGGCTGCGGGATATCGGGATCCCGAAACGGCGGGCGGCCATGTGGACCAGGAGATATGAGCGATGGATGAAAAAGACCGGAATTTTGAAAAAGCGGTGAATATCCTCCTGGAGCTCGAGGGCGGGTATGTCAACGATCCGGCCGATCCGGGAGGGGAGACGAATTACGGGATCTCGCGGCGGTCTTACCCGGATCTGGACATCGGGGCCCTGACCGAGGATGAGGCGATCGAGATCTACCGGCGGGACTGGTGGGAGCGATACGGGTATGGGCGGATCGAGGATTCCGACCTGGCCGCCAAGATATTAAGCCTGGCCGTCAATATGGGGCCGTCGAAGGCGCACAGGCTACTGCAGGCGGCTGTTCTTCTGTCGGGCGGCAGGATGATCATGGTGGACGGGATCATCGGGCCGGAGACCGTCGGGGCGGTGAACGGGCATCCCAACCCGGCATGGCTGCTCGCGGAGCTGAGGCTCATGGCGATCAAGCATTATGTTGAGCTGGATAATCCCCGCTATTTGAAGGGATGGATCAGGAGGGCGCTGGCATGAGGACCCGCTGGATGACGCGATTATCAAGGGTTTCGGGCTTTGCTGTCGTAGTTTGTTCGATAATGATTTTGCTAAGTCCCTTCGGAAGCTCGATGGCGCAGGATTTGGCAAATCAGGTTTCCCGGGAAGAGATCGTGAAAATAACAAGGACGTACGACGCCTTTGGAAACGTTGTTAAAACCGTTGCCGAGGCCAATGCCTATCCACATATTTTCAAACACCCCGACGAAATACGATCCGATAAAGGATGGCCGGAATGGAATACGGGGTTATGTCCCTATTGCGTTAAAACATTTCACCGGTGGGTGACGGGACATTGTCTTAGCTGTCATAACAAGGACCGCACATTAAAGTAGGGGGCAAATCTGATGCAAAAGACACTTGGTATCTTAGCGCGATCATTTACTAACATGGCCGTCAATACAGAGGTTTTAGCGTTGTTTATATGTTTGATAGTGCTAACTCACTTGGCACCGGCGGCGGCTTTCGAAGTCGAGTTTTACAACTCACTTAGTACGCCTGCGACCTATAACCTCCGCTGGATGGATAACCCGCACGGACACGCTCCATGCTCCATGCTCCCCGCTCCATGCTCCGCCCCCCATGCTCCCCGCCGCGCCGCCGGCGCGTCACTGCCCCGCGACCATCTGTATCTGCCACGGCGACAGAATCAGTCGTTTTGCGTGCCAGGTAATCGAATAAATCCCCGGAGTGTAATCGTTCTCCATCAAGTTCCGCCGCCCCATCGGTTTCATCCCGCCCCCGGCGATCGACATCGGACCCTGTCGCATGGAGGGCGGAGCATGGAGCGGGGAGCATGGAGCGAGGAGGTGAGTGATGGACTGGAAAGGTGTTGCGGGGACGGTCGCTAAATATGCGCCGCTTTTAGGAGGGATCATCGGGGGACCGGCAGGCGGGGCGATGGGGGCCGGCGTTAAGCTGCTGGCATCGGCATTTGGTCTGAGTGAGGAGGAAACGACGCCTGATAAAATTGATCATTTACTCCAGACGGATCCCGCGGCAGCGGTGAAACTCGCCGAGATCGAATCCAACAACCAGATCGAGCTTCAGAAGTATTTCCTTGAACAGGAGAGGTTGCGCCTGGCCGATGTTGCGAGCGCCAGGGAACGGGAAATCAAGATTGTGCAGGCGACCGGAGAAAGGGATATCAATTTGTATGTCCTTTCATGGCTCGTGATTGTGGGGTTTTTTGTCCTTCTCGGATTTATGTATTTTACCGTCATTCCGATGGATAACGTCGGGCCGGTAAACCAGTTGTTCGGTGCGCTGGCAGCCGGTTTCGGGATGGTGCTGCAGTATTTTTTCGGGTCATCGAAGAGCAGCAGCGATAAGACGAGGCTATTAGCACGTCAACAAGGAGAGGACAAACATGAGTCCTGATCAGGTATCGATCCTAACAAGTTTATTGGGGGCGATCAAGCTCTTTTCGAACTGGCCCTTTGCGGTTTTCTTTTTCATGCTGATCGTCGGCCCCTGGATGATGTCGCTCATGCTGTTTTATTCGCAGCGGAAACGGTACGAAACGGATATGAGCGAGATGAGGCGGATGTATGAAAACAATGTCAAGCTGGTGGAGGATTTCCACACACTCGGGGTTCAATATGGAGGCATGGCGAGGGATTTGACAGAGGTGGTCATGATGAATACCCAGGCGATGACGACATTGACTGATGCCATAAAAGGGAATCAATTCTGCCCTGTTGTACGCCGGGAAGGGGGGACGGGATGAGCGAGATCCTGAAATTTAAAGGTCGTTTGGCGGAAAAGGAGCTGCAGGCGAAAAGCCTGAGGCTTCGGATGGCCGGGGATGTCACGGCGTTGAGGGACCTCCTTGACCCGTTTCTGCCGGCTGAAAAGTTGCAGGCCGATGTCATCGCAGCACAGGCCATCGAGCTTGCCAACAAGCAGATCGCGCTTAAAGAGGTGCTGGCTGAGATCGAGGCGATCAACCAGGCCCTGGGGAATTGAGCGATGGCCATCGATTACGAGACGAAACAGCGGGCCCAGGATTTATACGTCGTAGAAGGCATGACGCTGGAGGAGGTCGCCAGTGCCTGCGAGATATCCGACCGGACCGCGGCCAACTGGTCGACCGAGGGGGACTGGACCGGGGAACGGGCCAGGTACCGGGAGGCTATCGCCGGCATCAGGAGTAACTCGATTAAATTGAAACAACAGTTGATCCAAAAGGCACTCTTTACGCTGACCGGCATGGATAACATCGATCCCCAGGACATGCACGGTTTCCGCTCCATCCTGGTGGCGACTGAGATCAAGGAGAAAGAGAAGGACGCGGTCGCAAACATTGACCGGCCCAAGATCTTTCTGGAGGATATGGAGTTTGTGGCGGAGGTTTTGAGAGAGATCGATCCGGAAGGGTTGAAGGTGCTGGCCGGAAGCTTCGAAGAGATCGTGACACGCTTTAAGGGGAAACATGCGAAAACGGCCTAAACTGACGGAATACGGGTTTGACCGCTGGGCCGATGATATGGCGGCCTGGATACGGGAATCCGTCTCGCCTTTCGAAAAGGATACGCCTGAAAAACAGAGCGCGCGCAAGGAGCGCAGCCGGCACGATCTGCTTTATTTTTGCAAAACCTATCTCCCTCATTATTTCACAGCGGAATTTGGGGATTTTCATTATGAGTGGGAAGAATTGACAGAGATCCGGGATGAGGCGGTTTTTGTGGGGGCGCCGCGCGAGCATGCCAAAAGCACGTTTTTTACCTTCGGTGTGCCGCTCAGGAACCTCTGCCACGAGATCCGGCTTTTTCAGATCATTATCTCCGATACCAATGACCAGGCCTCGGGGTTTACCCTGCCGATCCGGCTCGAACTGGAAGAAAACCAGAGGATCCGCCACGATTTCGGGGACCTGAGAGGCCGGGTCTGGAAAGCGAATGATTTCACCACGTCGAACGGTATACGGACCCTGGCCCGGGGACGCGGAGAAAAGGTCCGGGGACTCAAAAATCGGCAGCACCGTCCCGATTTTGCCGTGGTTGATGATTTCGAGAATGACGAAAACGTTGAGAACCCCAGGCTGATCAAAAAGGGGAAGCAGTGGCTGAAGCGGGCGGTCATCGGCTCGATGGGCAAGGGCTTCACCGTCATCATGGTGGGCAACCTGTTCCACCCTAAAAGCGTGCTGTCACAGTTCATCGCCGAAAAAGACGATGACGGGGAGAGACTTTATGTCAGCAGGGTGTATGACTGCTGGCTCGATTTCGGGAAACAGGATCAGCGCCCGCTCTGGCCGGCCCTCTGGCCTCCGGACAGGCTGGAAAAAAAGCGGCGCACGATGGGCACTGTGGATTTCAACGCCGAGATGCGGAACCTCACCGGCGCCGAAAACTCCCCGTTTCCGGAGAAATGGTTCGTCTATTACGACCCACAGGAGATTGAAGACGCGGAATTATCCGTGGCATCGTTTGTGGACCCGAGCGCCAAGAGCGGAGAAGCGAACGATTATAAAGCGATCGTCACGGCAGGGCTGAATCGGCAAACCATGATTTTTTATTGCTTGCATGCCTGGATTCGCCATGCCAGTCCGGGAGGAATGTTCGATGCAGCCTATAACCAGCATGACGAGTATCCGGGGCCCGTCGGCATCGAGGACAATATGCTGGAGGATTTCCTGCATGAGGCAATCCAAAGTTATGCCAGAGAAAAAAAGCGATACCTGCCCTGGCGGCCGGCACATCATTCCACGAACAAGGAAGCTCGGATCATAGGAACGCTCAGTTACCTGGTGGAATTCGGGAAGCTGAGGTTCCGGAAGGGCCATAGCGATCAGGATCTGTTGGTCGAGCAGCTCATATATCTCCTCAATCAAAACGTCAATGACGACGGTCCGGACGCATTAGAAGGGGCCGTGGGTCTCGCGCAGATGGGAGGCGGACAGATGGAGTACCAGACGACCGGGAAGCGGCGGTCCTATATGCGTATGGCAAATTACATGGGGGCATAAATGCCTGAGGCGGAAATCACAAAAAAGCCTGCCAAAGACGAGATCGCAACCGCGTCGAAGGATATCGACATCTTTGCGGGTTGGCTCACCAGGCTCGAAAATCCGGACCCAACGTTGAGGACGGAGGCGGCGGGAAAAGGGCTCAAGCTCTATGACGAGGTGGACAGGGACCCGCATGCCGGATCGGTTTTACAGACCCGATACCTCTCCGTAATCGGCAAGGAGTGGGAGGTTTTACCGGGGGAGCAGGCGGCAACAAGGGGGCGGCCGGCCGCCGAGACCCAGGCCCAAAGGATAGCGGACTTCGTTTATAAAAGTCTGGAAAACACGAATTTCGACCAGGCCAGACAGGAGCTTTTGCAGGCGGTGCTTTATGGGTTTTACGTTGCGGAAGTCATGTGGGAACTGAGGGATGGGCACATCGTGCCGGGCATGATCCGGGCGAAGCACCCGCGGCGGTTTTCGTTCTCGATGGACAGGGAACTGAGACTGCTCACACCGCAAAACATGATCGAGGGAGACCCTCTGCCGGATAGAAAATTTATCCAATTCACCTACGGATCGAGCGATAACCCCTATGGCAAGGGGTTGGGACAAAAGCTCTGGTGGCCGGTGTGGTTCAAGAAAAACGGGATCAAGTTCTGGATGATTTTTTTAGAAAAATTCGGCATGCCGACGGCTGTCGGCAAATATCCGCCCGGCACGCCGGCAGATCAGCAGCAGGCACTTCTCGATGCCATTGACGCGATACATTCCGAAACCGGAGTCAAGATCCCGGACACGATGGCGATCGATCTCCTCGAAGCGACGCGCCAGGGGCGCGTGACCTATGAGACAATCTGCGAGTATATGGATAAGCAGATTTCCAAGGCAGTCCTCGGGCAGACGGCCACGACAGAGGGAACGCCCGGTAAACTCGGAAACGAAGACGCGCAGGAGGAAGTCAGAGCCGATATCCTCAAGGCAGATGCGGACCTGCTGTGCGAATGTTTGAATAACAGCCTGGTCAGATGGATCGTGGATTATAATTTCCCCGGCGTTACGGCATACCCTAAACTATGGGTCCGAACCGAAAAAGAGCATGATCTCAAGGCCCTTGCCGAAAGGGACAAGACATTGGTGACTGACATCGGAGTTCCTGTCGGGAAACGGTATTTTTATGAGACCTATGCGATACCGGAGCCGGAGGAAGGGGAGGAAATCGTCACGGCAAGGAGCGGGGATCCGGGAGTAAGACAATTTGCAGAAACGGCCGGTATGCGCTTCGGGCAGGATGACGTGGACAATCTATCGGCCCGGGGGGCGATCGACGCAGACGGGGCTGTCTCCGCGCTCCTGGAGCCGGTTTTGAAGATGATCGAGGGGGCCGGATCATTCGACGAGATAGGGGAGATGATTTATGAGATGTACCCGGCGCTCGACAGCCATGAGTTCCAGGCGCTGCTCGCAAGGGCGATGTTCGCGGCGGGCCTCACGGGGTACGCCGCCGCCGAGGGGGACGAAGGGGACTGATGCCGGAAGCCGTATACGGAAATCTGCCATTTAAGGAGGCAATCCAATATTTCAGCGATAAGGGCGTCATGCTTTCGCCCGATTCATGGCGGAATCTCTGGCAGCAGGCCCATGCGAGGGCATTCACGGTCGCGAACGTGACGAAGATGGATGTCCTTGTCGGCATCCGCGACGAGGCGGAAAAGGCCGTCAAAACAGGACAAAGTCTCGGGCAGTTCAAGAAAGGTCTGAGACAGACCCTCGAAAAGAAAGGCTGGTTCGCACCGAAGGGCGAGCGGGCCGAGATCGAGATGCCGGACGGGACGATCCGGAAACGGCTGACGGCGTGGAGGGTTGAAAATATTTATAAGACGAACCTCCAGGCCTCCTATAGCGTCGGCCGCTACGAGCAGATGATGGATTCGGTGACGCGGGTTTTCTGGCAGTATATGTCGATCATGGATGCGGTTACGAGACCGGAACACGGTGCGCAGCACGGAAAGGTGTATCACAGGGATCATCCCTTCTGGAACCAGTGGTACCCTCCTAACGGGTTCGGGTGCCGGTGCTACGTCAAGACGCTCAGCGAACGCCAGATGAAGCAGAGGAAACTGACCGAAGAAACGCAAGGGGTCCGGGAAAGGCCGGATGAGGGGTGGCGGTATAATCCCGGGAAAGCGGGGCTTGATGCATGGAAGCCGGATCTTAAACCCTATGACAGACTGGCGAGGGAGAGGATCGAGGAGGCTATGACGCTTCCCGTCTTCGTGCCCGCCGCGACGGATGAAGACATAAAAGAGTTCATCTATAATCGCGACAGGCTACCGGATCAATTCAGGCCGTTTGTCACGCCGCATGACGTCGAGGCATACAAGGCCCTCGGGGCGAGCGTTTATACGGCCTATGACGGCAGCTCGGGGTATGCGATCACCAAAGACAATGAGCTGGTTTCCGTTTTTTCGAAACCGGGCGCCAAGCGTGGAGGCTCGGCCGTTAAAAACGCCATCGAGCAAGGGGCTGAAACACTGGATTGTTTTGATGGGTACCTGCCGGGCTTTTATGGTAAATTCGGGTTCGAAGAATATGGCCGGCTGCAGTGGGACGATCAGTACGCGCCGGAGGGCTGGGATGCGGATCGTTTTGGAAAGCCGGACGTGGTTTTAATGAGACGCAAAGGAAAGGCGAAATGATGTCCGAAAAAAAGAATGGGACGAAAGAATTTCAGGACCTGCAGCAGAAATATATCGATACGACATTCGGGACGGTCCAGTGCGACGAATGCCGGCACTATATCAGCGGAAACCGGTGTAAGGCGTTCAAGGAGATCCCGCTCGCGATCGTCTCCGGGGAGCATGATCATCGAGAACCCTACCAGGGAGATAACGGCATCATGTTCGAAACGAAGAAATAACAGGGGAGGATCTGAATCAGATGAGTAAATTCAAGGGTTTTAGCGATTGGATAGAGATCTTTCGGGGCGGCAGGCAGATCGATAGCCAGGGCCTGGAACATGACGGAGATAAAATCATTGATAAGGCTGTTTCGACATTCGATGCCTCGGAACATGAACCGCCCGTCGTGATAGGCCATCCGAAGGAAAACGCGCCGGCATTCGGGTGGGTGGAAGGGCTGAAGACCGATCTGAATGACGGGGTGAAGGTTCTCTTGGCCCGGTTCAAACAGGTGGTACCCGAGTTTGAAACGATGGTCGAAAAAGGTCTTTTCAAAAAACGATCTGCCAGTTTTTACAAGGACGGCCGCCTCAGGCATGTCGGGTTTTTGGGGGCGGCGCCGCCTGCGGTAAAAGGATTGGCGGATATGAAATTCGAGGGCCAAGCCGGGGCGGTATCATTCGAATTCGAAGATTGGGCGATGGGAACAATTGCACGTATTTTGAGAAATTTGAGGGAGTATTTCATCGAGAAAGAGGGTAAGGAAAAGGCTGATGCAATCATCCCGGACTGGGATGTGGAATATATCAGAGAGGAGTCCGGGAAAGACAGGACGGAAATCGATGCTGCCGTTCCGGCTTTCAGTGGCGCGACGAGCGCTATTGATGACAGGGGCGCGGCTAACCAACAAACGAGGGAGGGAAACAACATGATGGGATTCAAGGAAAAGGTCAAGGGGCTTTTAAGCTTCATGGGCGTGGATGTCAGCAAAGTGCCGGATGATGCATTGCCGGATACACCGCCCGACGGGATTAACGGCACGGCATTCACCGAGGCGGACCTGGATAAGATCAAAAAGGCCGCCGAGGAGGAAGGGCGGAAAAAGGCCGAGACGGCATTCGCCGAAAAGGAGAGGAAGGCCCGCGGAGAAAAACGGAAAACCGAGATCTCCGAGTTTGTCGCCAACCGGATGAAAGACGGCAAACTGATCCCGGCCTGGGAAAAGATGGGCCTCGAGGAGTTCATGCTGAAGCTTGACGGAGAGGATGTCATCGAGTTCTCGGAAGAACGGAAAATGACGGCCATCGACTGGTTCAAATCCTTCCTGGCGGAATTACCAAAGGTCGTGGAGTTCAAAGAGATCGCGACCAGGGACGGGAACGTCGCGACCGGGGATTCCGCTGGAAAACTGGAGGCGCTTATCGAGGCCAAGATGAAAGAGAGCAAAACCCTGGACTATTCCGCGGCATTCGCCGAGGTGCAGATCGAAAACGCGGACCTGGTCCGGTCATATCAATCCGAGATGAGGGAGGTGGCGTAATAATGGCGACTGAAAACAAAGTGATAGATCTCTCCTATGAGGCGGAAGAGGACCTCACCAGTGATCAATACCGGATCGTGGTGCTGGACGCCACGAACGGCACGGTGAGGCGGCCGGACGCGATCACAGATATCCCGTTCGGCGTGCTGCAGAATGCGCCGGATGACGGCGAGGCGGCGGTGGTCAGGCCTGTCGGGTGCGGCGGGGTGAGCAAGATTGTTCTGGGCGCCACCCTGTCTCGAGGGGCACGCGTGGCGATGGAATACGTGGGCGCAGCGGATGCGGGGAAAGCCCAGGCATGTGTCTCCACCCAGTATCCCGTAGGCGTGCTGTTGGATGGTGGTGTCGAGGATGATCTCGCCACCTGCCTGCTCACCCCTCTGACCGTCACTGCCTAAACGGCATAACAAAACCAAAGGAGGAACAAGAACATGGCTCAACCAAATGTAAGGGAATTGATCGTTGCGGGGCCGCTGGCCGGGGTAAGCATAGCGTACCGCAACCAGAGTTATATCGGGGACCGGGTGTTCCCCATCATAGACGGCGTCTCGCCGAAGTCCAAGATCGCCAGGTACCTGAAGGGTGCATGGTTCAGGGACGAGGCGGGGATCAGGGGGCCGGGATCGCGCGCCAGGCGGGGCGGGTACCCGGCTGATTATATCGATGTGCTGCTCAAGGAGTACGCATTTGCAAAAGAGGTCACGGACGAAGATCGCCGGGCCGTGAATGTTGCCGGCGGACCGCCTATGAGGCCGGATCAGGACGCGATCGAATTTTGTGCGGATAAAATCGACCTCGGCAAAGAACGGCGAGTGGCGTCCCTTGTGCTGACAGGCACATGGAGCGGCGTAGCCGGCGAGGACGCGGAGGGCCTATGGGCGGCCGGAGCAGGATGCACATTCATCGATGACGTTGAGACACGGATCGAGACGATCCGGAAAAACACGGGGTTTCGGCCGAATGTTCTGATGTTGAGTGCCAACAATCTCCCCGAGCTGAAGCAGGAAAGCTCGGTCCTGGATAAGATCAAGTATACCGAGCGCGGGATCGTGACAGCGCCATTGCTGGCAGCCATGTTCGAGCTGGAGGAATGTCTGATCGGGGATGCGATCTACTCATCCGCAGTGGAAACGGCAGCCGGTGACGATTTTACGGGCGCTAATGTCTGGGAGACGAACGCAAACAAAGGCGCGGCGTTTTTATTTTATCGGCCTCAAAGGCCCGGGCTTAAGATGCCGTCTCCCGGATACCAGGCGCGGGGACGATATGAAGACGGATCCCCGAGGCGAAACACCATGTGGCGTGAAAACGCGGAGCACCAGGATGTCTACGAGTCCGCGGAGGAGACGCACATCGTGCAGACAGGGGCGGATCTCGGGTTTCTCTGGTACGATACGATCGCGACGTAAGACGATGGCTCAAGGTGTAAGGATGACTTACACCTTGAGACTTTTACGAAATGTAATCGACGGAGGTGAATGAAGATGAAGATTAAATATTTGGGGCCGAGCAGTACAGTTAATGTGGCGCCCTATGGCAAACACGATGTCGGGGAGGATAAGGATTATCCAAACGAGTTCGGCGAGGCCCTGATTAAAACCAGCCGGAAACAGAAATTTATAAAGGTGGGAGGAGCGAAGGAGGGGAAAGGCAATGATAAAAATAACCAAGAGGGCTAAAGGCCTTTTCATCGGCTTGCTGGCATCCATCCTTCTGCTGGCGTTTTCCTGGACCGCCATGTCCGTCTATTATGACGGGTTTTTTACTAATGTGTTGGTGAAAGGGGTCCTTCATGTCATCGAAAACGTCACCATAGGCGATGATCTCACCGTGACGGATGATGCCGATGTGGGCGGAGATCTGGGCGTTACGGGCACCCTCACGGTGATCGGGGACGCTGTCTTGCCGACAGGCTCGATAGGGGCGGGGGAAATAACGGACGCTGTTTATCGGATACCAGTTCCGCTTGCAAGTGTATTCGTTGATGGCACCGGTCCTATAACCAGCTCCTCTGCGCCGAATTTGACGACAACGGATAATGTGGCAGCCATTGTCTGGGACAACTCCGGAGAGACTGCGGAAATACAATTTCCGTGGTATCCGGATACGAACTTTACCTCGCTCACGGTTAATTTGATCTGTACTTCCTCGGGAGCGGATGGAACGGAACATGCCGTAGACTGGGGCATATGGGTCCACGGGAATGACGTTGGCCTTCCTTCAGTAATCGGCCAAACAGGGGCGAGTTTGACAAGTGCGACGCTCGATGCATCGGAAGAGCTGGTAACGCTGACTCTGGATGCCACCGGGATCGCGGCGATCGCTGCCGGGACGTCCGGTGTCGATATCGCGGTATGGAACAATGGCTCAAGCAATAACACGCTGGAGATAAAACAGATGTATCTTGGCGAAACCAGATAACACACCTTGGCCTATCATAATAGCGACGGTGCTGATTCTCGGCGCTATTGCCAGGCCGCCGGTTGTAAGCCTCCGGGAATACCTCGAATTCATGTTCAGGTGTGCGGTTGTGTTGCTGTTTGCCATATACCTGTACCGGGATATTAATAAGTATGCCGGGCTCTTTCTTATGTTGGCCCTGTTCTCACACTCAGTGCCTGGATTAATCCTGTCAGGTTTCAAACAACTCCAAACGGATCAATCCTATATTGCGCTGAATATGGTGGCTGCCGGGTGCGGATTGTATGCATTAATCATTGCGAAATGTTTGAAGGTCGACCGCTTGCTGGACGCTCTTTGCGTGATTGCGATATCAGATGTCCTGGCCCTTATTTACATGCAGCAGACCCTGAATCCGTTGAATGCCGATGTATCAAGGGCTTCAGGTATATTCGCGAACCCGAATGAATCGGCCGCCTGTCTTGCCATGTGCGGACCGGCGTTTTTCAGGAGATATTGGGTTTTCTTTCTGCCCGGGATTTTGTTGGGGCTGGGTCTCTCAAAATCGAGCGGCGGGGTCATCGGCTTTGCATCGGCGGCTGTTCTATTTATGATTGTTTCGAAACCGGGATGGGTAGCCTTGATTTCGGGGTGCGCGATAATGGCAGGACTCGCGCTGTTCGTAAAATACATTGATCAACCGTGTATCCGGCCGAGGTGGGAATTATGGCAAAAAGCGATAAGCATCTCAATCATTAATCAACCGTTTTTGGGCTTTGGCCTGGGAAACTGGGCCGCGATCTATCCCGGATTATTGCAGCGGGGCGCCTTTCCGCAGGGTTGGGTCAGGTTGCATAATAGTTTCATCCAGGGTTTCGTTGAGATGGGCGTTTTGTTCCCGATTATCATCCTCGGCTATGTTGCAAGTATAGTCAGACGGGTTACTTCAACGGTGGCGATGCCGCTGGCCGCGATGGCCGCCATTGTTGCGGGGATGATTACGAACTCCATGTTCCGGATGAGCGCACTCAACGCCATGATTGCCGTTGTATGGTTGGCAATAATGGAAATCATGGCCGGGAGAAATAATGGCATACTGCACACAAAGTGACATCCTCTTGCAACTGGATTCATCGATCCTCATAACGCTGACCGACGATGCCGGGGCCGGCGAAGTGGATGATGATGTCGTCACCAGAGCGATCGCCGATGCGGATGAAGAGATAGACGCCTATGTGTCCGTTAAATATAGCCTGCCCTTTTCGGCTACGCCAAACCTGGTGCGGCGCATGTCGGTTGATCTTGCGATCTGCAATCTTTATGCCCGGCGGGACGATACCATCCCCGAGACGCGCAAGGAACGGTGTGAGGCGGTGATGAAAGATCTGGACCGGATCGCCAGAGGAATGATGAGGCTTGACGTGCCGGAGCCGGGCTCCGATCCGGATCATGGCGTGCAGGTGACAACCTCAAAAACAGACAGGGTATTCAGCAAGGGGCGGACCTCGGACGGATCAACCGGGACGCTGGACAATTATTGAAAAAGGTGCAAGGCCCAAGGCGTAGGGCACAGGGATTAAAGATATAACATGGCAGGCGCTTTAATCGAAATAAAGATTGATGACTCTGAAATGCGGGAGCTGCTCGGCCGGGTGATGGCCCATATGGATGACATGACGCCGGTGATGCGGGAGATCGGCGAGGTGATCCAGGAGAGCGTGCAGAGAAATTTTGAGGAGCATAGGGCGCCGGACGGGACGGCGTGGGAGCCTCTGGCCCCGGCCACCGCGGCCGCCAGGGCCAAAAAAGGCCGGAGCGCCGAGGACATCCTGATCCTGAACCGGATCCTGATGGGCTCGGTTCATCCGGAGGCATACCCTGACAGGGTGGAGATCGGGACGGATGAGGTGTATGCGGCAATACATCAATTCGGCGGCATGGCGGGGAGAGGCCATAGCGTCAAGATCCCGGCGAGGCCGTTCCTCGGCGTGAGGGATGAGGATTGGCCGGAGATCAAGGCGGCCGTGGCGGCGTTCCTCACGGCGCCGCGATGATATGCGATGTGAGATATGGGATATGAGATGTGGGATGTGAGATATGGGATATACCGGGTATAGCATAGAATCGATTGAGGACGCGATCGTGAGCACGCTGTCTAACAACGCAACCCTGAAGGCGTATGTGAAAACCTTCGAGCGGATGCCCTGGGATAACCTGGATGAGTTGGTCAAGCTGCTCAGGCAATACCCGGCGATTGTGGTCTCGTATTCGGGAGGCGATGACGACACCGGCAACTTCAATGTCATGGATCACTCGGGGCGGTTCGCCGTTATGTGCGCCCATAAAAATGTGAGATCCCCATCGGCGGCGGCCCGGGGGCCGGTTACCGGAGAGAAAGGCGTCTACGATATGCTGAAGGACGTGTTGGCGGCTCTTAATTTTTCGACCCTGGGGTTGACTATACTACTTTGCAGGTCGCTCCGGGTAAGAAGGGTGGCCGCTACTAAGTCGCTGACCATATTCAGCCGCGAATTCGAAGTGAAGTGGCGCATGACCTACAGCGCATAAAGGGAGGAAAAAGTTATGTTGATTCAAAAATTTCAGATCGCCCAGGAGATAGAGGACGAAGAAGGGACGGCGGAAACGCTGGCTGCCGCAGACGCAGTTCTCGCGTTTAACGCGAAGTTCACCCCGAATATCCCGATGCTGTCGCGGAACGTCAATCGCACGACGCTCTCCCGCGTGGCATCACTCTCGGGCAGGCGGAGCGCGATGCTCGAGTTCGATGTTGACCTGAAGGGCTCGGGCACCGCAGGGACGGCCCCCGAGTGTGGAGACCTCATTCAGGCATGCGGGTTTTATGAAGCCGTCGTAGCCGTGACATCCGTGACCTATACGCCCTTAAGCGATTGGTCGGATCCGTCATTGACCCTCGCCATGTACGAAGACGGCATGATCTATAAGCTGTGGGGCTGCAGAGGGGATATGACGATCATGCTCGAGGCGGGCAACCCGGGGAAAATCCACTTCGTCTTCACGGGCGCCGATTTTTCCGTCACGGATGGGGCATTACTTTCAGCAACCTATAACGCCACAGTGCCGCTGCCTTTCGTGAGCGCCACCTTTACGATCAGCTCCTATGCGGGGATCATCTCCAAGCTCGATATCGCTATGAATAACGCCGTCGTCCTGAGGCCATCGGTCAATGCGGCGAGCGGGCATCTGTCCGCCGCCGTGGCGGATCGCGGGCCGGTCGGCACGATCGATCCGGAGCATGTCCTCGTGGCCACGGAGGATTTTTTCGGGGACTGGCGAGCCGGCACCCTGGCGGCCCTGACGGCCACGGTGGGGAGCGCCGCCGGCAATATCTGCACCATCACGGCGCCGAAATGCCGGTATTCATCATTGGCCCTGGATGCGAGGGAGAATATCCGGACCCTCAATCATCAGTTCGATTTGACTGAGGATTCCGGGGATGACGAGATTTCGATCGCGTTTACGTAAGGGGAAGGCGGAAGGCACAAGGCATACGGCGTAAGGGTAAGAATGAAAAAATGAGACGGAGGCGAAGTGGATGGATATTGAGACGATAGAGATTCGGGGGCTGACCAGGGGGGAGATAAAGCAGCTCAAGAAGGACGGGGTTGTTCTGGGGAAGCTGACGGATATGGAGGAAGAGGCGAGGGATGGAGCCCTGGATAAACTTTTCAAGATTGTATGCCCGGATCTGGATCCGGACGAAATCACGCCCGGAGAGGCGCTCGAGTTATACACCCGGATAACCGGGATGACCTATCTCAGCGGAGACGAAAGAAAAAACTCCGCATCGCCGCAGGCTTAAGCCTCGAGGGGAGATTGTATGACTGCGGCGAGTGCAGACAAAAGGAGATGGATAAACACCGGCTTTGCCCGATGCGGGGGGCGAAAGCGCAGGTCGCGATCTATGCGATCGATGGTGAGGATATTTTCGAATGCCCTGTGGGGCTGGTCGACCAGGATCTCTCCGAGGAGGCCTTCGGGCTGTTCAACCATTATGAGCAAGGGTACCTGCCTTTCGGCGGCGGGATTTATGATCAGCCTGAGCGGACGTTGCAGATGATCGAAGTCGTAAAGGCGGTGCGGGCGGAAAAGAATAAGGATGGCAAGTAAGGATGGCAAGTGATGTTTGATGAAGCGAAAGTAAAATTAATCATCGAGGCGGCAACCGACGCGGCGGCCAAACAGATGCGGCAATTTACGGACACCACGAACAGGGGCCTCCAGGATGCTGATAAATCCGCCAGGAGTTTCGGGGACGGCCTGAAGGCGGGGTGGGAAAAGGCAAAAGGGGCCTGGGTGGGGATCACGGCGGCGGTGCTGGCGGCAAAAAAAGCCTTTGATCTCATGAACCAGGCGGCGCAGTTCCAGGAGCGGGAGCAGGCCTTCGCCAACATGGCGGCGTCCCACGGCGCCAACGCCGACAGAATCATCGCCGATATGAAGCGGATCTCCAGGGGCACGATCGACACCATGACGATCATGGAAAAGGCCGGGACGGCCATGACCCTCGGGATCGCCGCGGATAAGCTGGACGAGCTGATGCAGGTCGCCAGGGCGTCATCCAAGATCACAGGTCAGACGGTCAGCGCGGCTTTTTCGGACATCACGCTGGCGGTCGGGCGGCAGAGCAAAATGATCCTCGATAACCTCGGGATCATCGTAAAGGTCGAAGACGCCAATGAACGGTACGCACAAAAGCTGCATAAGACGGCGGAACAACTCACCGAGGCTGAAAAAAAACAGGCCTTTTTAAATGCTACCCTCGAGGCCGGAGGCGATATCGTAAGAAGGGTCGGATCCATGCAGGACTCGGCGGCGGAGCGGATTCAGCGGTATCAGGCGCGGTGGTCGGATGCGTCATATACTATTGGCAAGGCCCTCCTGACTGTGGCACAAGTGATCAATATTGCGTTAATCGCAGCCGAGACGACTGTGTGGAGATTCATAGAAGGCGCCGCCGCAGGGTTTGAGATCCTATCTGACAAAATGGCATGGATCCCGAAGATAGGCAAGCATTTCAGCACATGGGCACAGGGATTTCGTGAGGTAAAAGAGGGAATGCAAAGCGTCCGTGAAGAAGGCATCAAACAAATGAGCGAGACCTGGGACGCGATGACCTCCCTCTGGATTAAGAGCAAGCCGGTCCACCGGGGCGTCATTAAAGACCTCGAAGACCAAGGCGCCGCCGCCAAGAAGGCATCAGACGAAGTAAAGAAGCTGATGGATCTCCAGAAATCGGATGCCGAGAAACGGCAGGCCGCCATTGAAAAGATGTATCAGGAAGCCGGGATCAACGCCGAGGGATTTTACCGCGAAGAGATCAACAAGGTCGCCAAACAGGCCAAGACGTGGAAGGACGCCGGCGTCAATATCGCGGACATCAACGAGTGGATGTTCGCCCGGATCGAGAAGATCCAGGAGGAGGCGTTCAGCAAGGGGGCCGAGGCCCAGGCCGACTGGCTGGCCCAGCTTAAGTGGCATGCCGGCGAGCTGGTGACCGATCTTGAAGACAAAGAGGCCGATATGATGGCGCGGTTTGCGAAGATCGGCCAGGGCATCAAGGATCTCGACGGATCGCAGATCGGCGTGCATGTGCAGTTGTATGATCAGCCATTTGTGGATGGGGTGGAAAGGCTGATAGAGAGCCTGGAACGGCTTAAAAACAGTCAGTCTGCGGCGGGGCCAGGATCGGGGGCTGCAGGAAGCGGAGAGATAGGTAGCCCTGATTTTATCCGGTTAGGCCAAACAACAGGGACAGCCAGAATCTACGAAGGCAGCTCGGTTATTAATGTCAATATCAACGAAAAAATGTCCAGGTCGGACATTTCGAACATCATCGAAGAGCAGACGCGGCAGAGTGACAGATCATGAGCAATCCTAAATTCTCAAAGGCGGGGCAGTCCGATATCGAACTCGACGGTCACGTAAATTATCCCTTCAGGAGGCCGAAACAGAAAAGCCAGGTGGTAGATAGGACCGCGGCGGGATCGCTGCAGGTGGAGGACCTGGGCGTGGCCTGGCAGCGGTTCCCGTTGAGCCTTGTGCTACTGGATCAGACGAAGAGGGACGCCCTGGTCAACTGGTGGGATAATGTGAGCGATGGGGCCGCGAACACTTTTACCTATACGGATGAGGACGGGACGGAATACACCGTGCGGCTGGTGACCAACCCGATGGACTTCGAGGAGGATCCCCCGGGTCGGTTTAAAGGGACTTTACTGCTGGAGGCGGAGGTTTAATTGAGGACGGATCTTTCAGCTAATTTTCAGACGCAGATGGCCCTGGTGGGCAGGAAGCCCAGGCAGCTTGCACATTTCCGCTTTCCCTATGCCGGGACGAAGTATCTGTCAGACCAGGCCCTGGGCGCTGCGGACGGGCTCAGCCACGAATATGCCGCGTTGATCGAGGACTGGGGCGAGCTAAACGATATGGCGGGCGGGGATGAGGAGGCGATCGCGACCTCGGAGATCCGGCAGTTATCTCTTACCATTTGGAACGGCGGGACGACGCCGTTTTCCGATTATTTCCTGGAGGAAGATCCGGAGAACGTGCTGGTCGATATTTACCAATGGTTCGACGGCCTTTCGGCGAGTGACGCTGCAATCATAGACACATTCGTCATCCAGGATCCTATTGCCTATGACGAGGCGAGCAGGCTGTTGAGGCTGGATCTCGTCTCCGTCATCATGCTCTATGACAGGCCGCTCAATGATACGCTCAGGGTGTCGGATTGGCCGAATGCGAAGACGGAAGACGTCGGGAAGGGGATCGACCTCATTCTGGGGACGGTTTCAAAAGTCCCGACGATCTGCGCCCGGACGGCGCCGCAGGCCACACTGAACGGCAGCATCCTTGAAAATTCCGCAACCATCAATGTTAATGAGGATCTGGACACGCTGGGGTTTTCCGCGTCCGGGGCAATCCAGGTCGGGGAAGAAAAGATCCGGTATTCGAGCCGCACATCGAGCGCGTTCACCGTTGCACAGCGGGGATGGACAACCACGGCGAGCGAGCATCTCGATAGGGATGAGGTGGTCGAGCTGATAACGGATCATACTTACTTGATCGGTAAAGGGCCGGTCAGCGCCATATCGGATGTTAAGGTGGACGGCTTCGCGGCGCCGGCAGGCATCTATACGACCTATCCCGCGACAAATCCCGCAAAAATTGTTTTCAGCGAAAAGCCCTTCTCCATACAATACGCGAAGGGCCGCTCATTTCTGGAGATGCAGTTTGATGTGGTCAATACCGAGAACACGGCGTACCAGGCCTATAAAGCTTATGACGCGGCCAACCTCGCCTCGGCGGCAATGATAAACAAATCATATCCCCTGTTATCGCTCAAGCAGGCGACGGTGAACCCGGACAGGGGAGAGATCGTGAAGGCGTACCTCGCCATAGAGCACTGGGAGAGCGGGCCGTTTGCAAACGATTATGCCCAGGTCTGGATCGAGGGGATCGGGAATATCGGCAGGCTGAGCCGGCCCAATCCGGATGATTATCCTGACCTGGAGGCGGAGGTGGATATCGATCACGGCCACGCCCACCAGATCGGCGGGGATCATGTGCACGCCTATGTCGATCCCGGCATCACGACAAAGGATGCGCCACACACCCACGCGACCGACGGGGTCAGCGTCACACAGACCTATTACCCGAGCGAGCCGCTCGGGTTTGAATTATATGCATACGTCGCCAATCAGTACGGGGACGCGAAAACGATAAGATTCTCCGGATTGAAAAAGTTCGACCAGGCGGTCCTGCGCGTCACGGTTTATACGATGGGCGCCGCATGTATTATTCTTTACCCTGGAGGGCCGACTTGGGGCGTTGAGGTTCCGAACGGTGAAACAATTATCGGGATCCAGAACTGGTCGAGCGGGTCGGATTTTTTTATCACGTTCCGCACGAAGGGCTGGGGAGTTGTTGGAGGGCACGTTACGGTAGGGGCGGCAAGCGTTGAGGCGACGACACTGACGACCATTGTCCAAAGCTACACCGGTGTCACGACCGGGATCAGCAACGCGGGAGACGTCCAGCAAAACCTGAGCGCGGTAAAAGAGGTCGGCGATGTTGATGGGTTGGCGACCGATAATGTCGCCCTTCAGGTGACGGCGTTGCAGGCGCCGACGAAAAGCAATGTCAACTTGTTTGACGTTACCGATTATGTCAACTTCGATTGGGGCTGGTTCTCAGACAGGGATATCCGGGTCACGTATACCGGGACTCACGACGATAAGTCCGTGTATGTTTTGCATGCTTTTTTCGACGTGGAGCACCGCAAACGGGAGCGGGTTTTTTCAGATGATGTGACGGCTGCGGTGACGGGGCTGATCGATGACGGCAGCGGAACCTACACGGGGACACCGAGCGCCGTCATCACCCGGCCTGACTATGTATACAAGCATCTCTTGATGGGGTGCGGGGGCCTGGGATCTGCATACGTGGATGCCATGACAGTGGCGGGGGCGCGGCTCGCGGCCCTCGGGTATACGATAAACGGTATTTTGAGGGCGGATTTGACGGTCAGGGAGGCCGTCAAAAAAGTGGAGTTCCAGACCAGGACCCGGCTTTTTTGGAATGGGGCAAAGGCGAAATTGGCGGTCAGGGAAAAGATGGAGGACTGGGGGTCGGCGGATAGGGCGCTGACAGCCGACGATTACCAGCTCAAGAGTTTTTCGGCCAGGAGGCAGAGGGTCCCAGATATCATCAACACGATCGACCTCTGTTACGATAGAGACTGGACTTCAGCGGTTGAGGATTCATCGGGATACCAGGCCGACACGTCTGATTCTGACGCCGCATCTGTCACGGCTCATGGGGTGAGGGAAGATAGAGGCCGGTTTCTGTTCGACCTGGTGACAGGCTCAAGCATGGCCGACAGCCTGCTGGATTTTTATATCGACACGCTGAAAACCCCATCAACATTCTACACGTTCAATGCATACCTTGAACAATTTGACGTAGAAAAAGAGGACATCCTGTCTGTCACCAGCAGTTTCGGGGAACTCCGGAAAGCCGCGATGGTGGTTAAGGCCTCTCATCGGCTATTCGGGAGCGGGAAGCTCTCCAGGATGAACTACATCAAGATAGTTGCCGAATGCCTCCACTACTTTCTGTGGAGCGTCAACGAGGCGGATACGATCGTGGTGTCCGACGCATTGAGTGTCGAGTGCGGGTTTGATTTGCTGCTGCATGATGTAGTGCTCGCCCTGGATCAGTTGACCATCGGTTGGGGCCGCGAAATAGCCGAGGAGATCACGGTCTCGGAGGTGTTGAGTATCATCGCCGTTTTCAACTCCGCACTGTCCGACACCGCCGTCGCGTCCGAGGCGTTGTCAATAGAGATCGGGATCAACCTGGCGGAGACGGTAAAAATTCACGATGTGGCGAAATGCTGGAATCCACAGTTCGGTTTCGGGGCAGGCTATTTCGGGACGATCGGCTTTGGAGGGTATAGTCTCTTCGGCAACCTGGATTCCATGATCGTTGAGGCGGCAGACGAATTGGCCCTGACGATCGGGCCTGTGCTCGCCGACAGCGCCACGGCGTCGGAAATATTATATTTCAGCGCAGGGTTCGGAGGAAACGATATTTCTAACGGGTTCGGACTCGGACCCTTCGGGAGTTGAAAAAACGGAAACAGTCACAGCATCTGATAAATTAAATATGATAATGAGATTGGGGAGGACGGATATGGGTGAAGTAACAGTGTCGGGCCGGGTGCGCATCGTGCTCAAGGATGAGCACGGGAAAATCAAAGATGACGAGACGGTCGATAACCTGATCGTCACGGTCGGCAAAAACCATATCGCCGACCAGATGAGTGATCAGGGCGAGGCCGCCATGAGCCACATGGCGATCGGGACGGGAACAACGGCCGCGGCGGCAGGGGATACGGCCCTGCAGACGGAGCTGGACCGGAACGCGCTTACATCCACGACCCAATCGACCAACACGGTGACCTACGTCGGCGACTGGGCCGCGGGCGACGGCACCGGCGCGATTACCGAGGCTGGGATATTTAATGCCGGCGCGGCTGGAGTGATGCTGTGTCGGAGCGTGTTTGCCGTTAAAAACAAGGCCGCCGGCGACACATTAACGCTCACGTGGGTGCTGACAATCTCGGTCTAAAAGGGGAGCATCATGGCAAATACGTACACGGACCGAATGAAACTCAGACAGCCGGCCGCCGGGGATACGGCCTGGGATGACGAGGTGAACGACAACGCCCAAATAGCCGAGATCATTATCGGGGCGATCGAGCAGGGCAATCACGTCATCGCGGGGGTAACCCCGAGTGACGGTGGCGGCCTGCAGATCGATTATGCGGCGGGGGTCATCGAGGTCGATAAAGTCTCGTTTAACATCACGGCGGGCAACAAAAGCTGCACCGACAATGATCTCAACTGGTTGTATGTGGACGATGCCGGTGATATGCAGATCAACGTGACGCCCCCGACCGGCAATTATGTCCCGATCGCGTTTATCGACTGCAGCGGGGCCGATATCAATCGCATCGGGGACCTGCGACATATCGCAGGGACGGAACGATACAAATGCACGGCAATTACCGGCGGGGCGGCAGGCGCGCTGGATGCGTTACCCGTAGGGGCACTTAGTGATAAGCAGCGTTGCCTCATTATGGATGCCAACGACACCGCGACGTTCTACGAGTTCCAGGGCGCTGCAACGGATGCGGAGCAGGTTGCAACGCATCCGTTCATAATACGCCCGGATGACTACGCAGCCGCCGGCGTATGGTATGAGCAGCGACCATCACTCATCAGCCTACAGGACCAACAGTTCGCCGCGGATGCGGAGGCATCTGACGCCTATGCGGTTACACTGGATCCGGCGCCGGCTGCCCTATTCCCTGGCATGATGGTGATTTTTACTGCCAACACCTCCAACACTGGGGCCGCCACGCTGAACGTCAATGCATTGGGGGCGGAATCCATAAAGAAAAAACACGATCAGGATCTTGAAACGGGAGATATCGAATCAGGGCAGGTTGTGGCCGTGGCGTATGATGGAACCAACTTCCAGATGCTGTCTCCCGCGAATGATGGCGAGATAGGCACGTGGACGTTCGGAGTGGCCTTTGGCGGAGGGACGACAGGGATTACCTATGGGTCCCAGACGGGACGTTATGTGAGAAATGCTGGCAAGATCACCATAAGCGGATATATGGCATTGACCAGTAAGGGCACAGCCAATGGAAACGCGACAATAACCGGGTTGCCGCTTGTTTGTAAAAATGATAACGGGGCATATGCCTCCGTGTCTCTAACCCCCGGTAAGATATCCTTTGCCAATCAACACCAGCATTATATCAACATAAACGCTACAACCATTGCCATGAATGAGGTTACAGAGGCCGGCACGATCACAACATTGACCGATGCCAACTTCGCAAACGATTCGACAATAATGATCAGCGCAACCTATGAATATGAGTCAGCATAGAAGGGAGGATATAATGGGCGAAACATTAGTATCTTATAATCACTCAGTTACAAAGAGCGGTCATATTCACGTGATACAGATAACAAAAAAAATGGAAGAAGGCAAAGAAATAGGGGTAACTTATCATCGTCATGTTATCACGCCTGGTGATGATTTTAGTAGAGAACCTGCTGAAATCCAGAAAATAGCTCGGACCGTCCACACGCCTGAAGTTATTGCTGCGTATGCAGCGTTTCTCGAGACGGTCTCCATTTGAGGCGTTCCGGGGTGGCTTTAAGTCGGGAATAAAACAGGTTGAAAAAGGGATTTTAAGGAGCCTTTTGTCAACCATTATCGCGAGAAAAAAGCCTGTCGATTTCAGATGCTGAAATTGAACAGGATTTTTATGCCTTGTAAAATCCGGTAAATTTTCCCTCTGAAATTTCTCATTCCATTTGCAAATATTTCTCAAACCACGTGCAAACTTACATTCATCAAAGGTATTCCTGACTATGCCACTATTCTCTCAATACGATGATACAGATACAAAAACCT